GCGCGCGCGGTCGCTTCCTTCACGGCGTTGTCCAGGTTGCCGATTTTCGACAGCACATCGGCGGCCACCACCATGGCCTCGTAGCGGGTGGCGAGTTGCCGAATCGAGTCGGCGGCTGCGTTCAGATCCATGATCTCAAGTCCTCATCGTGTTGACGCGGCGGGCCAGCACCGTGGCCACCAGCGATGTCGTGCCGTCGCCGGCGGTCACCGCCGGGCGCATCCAGAGCGGGCGTTCGACAACCTGCTTGATGGCCAGCGCGGTCAGCGACATGGTGCCGCCCTGGGCATTGTTCAGGGTGTGCCACACGCTCTTGTCGTTGCTGCCTTGCCAGACCAGGGTGCCGCCGGCGCCCAAGGTGCCGGTGATCTGCACGCAGATGTCGCCGAACTCGGGCGAGGACAGCGGTTCGCCATCGTCGCCGTTGGCCATGGCCGCGTAAGTGAACATCTTCACCGACTGGTCATTCGTCAGCGCGATGTCGGTAATCGTGACGTTTTTGGTTGCCATGCCTGTACTCCTTAGCCGAGAACGCCCGTGCCGATGTCGGACGGGCTGAATGGGATGATGCGCGGGCGGGTGGGCGTTGCCCGCACAATCGTTGGAATCGCAAACGTCATGGCCAGGCTGTCGGCGAAGTCCGGCGACTTCACGCCGCGCTTCTTCGCGTCATCCTTGGATTCCAGCAGCAGCAAGCCGCCTTTGAACAGATACCGCAGCGCGGTCAGATCGACGCGCAAATCCTGATCGTTGGGAATCGAAGCGGTTTTCACCCACTCCCGCATTTCCCGCCACATGAACGCCCGCAGGTTGTAGTTTTCACCGTCATCCATGCGCAGGCTGGAATTCACGTCGACCACCGTGACAATCTTCTCGCCGGTCTTGCGATCTATGACATCCGGATACCAGCCGCGCAGGATGTCGGCCACGCCTGCGCCTACGCCGATGGTGTCTACCGCGATCTGTTCGGGTCGCTCTCCGTAGGCGCTGACTTCCGCGCGCACTCGGCCGGCAACCTGGGTAACGTCCTGCTTGCTGATGGCCACCTGCTTGAGCAGCACGCGGCCACGACGAAACGAAATGACGGTGCGATCGTCGCCAAATCGGGCGGGGTCCACGCCCACCCGCAACCCGCCATTTGCCTTCACGTCAGCCGGCCCGCGCATGGCCGCCGCGTTCACCAGTTCGCCCGGGATGAAAGCGTTTGTGACGCTGGCCTCGTAGTTTCGGTCGATTTCCTGCGCGACGATATGCGGGTCCAGTGTGGCGACCTGCTTTTCGTACCAGGTGGCGTCCTTGCGCGGATCCTGGTGCCAATCGAACACAAACACCGGAATCCGGCCGCCGTGGCGCTTGCGGTAGAACGGGTTGCCGGCGCCGTTGGGCGTGCTGACGTGCAGCTTGCAGTTGGAGGTTTGCGACAGGGCCGCGTCTACCGCCTCCGCGTGCTCCAGGTATGCCGCCTCGTCCACGAAGTAGATCGAGGTGCGGTTACCGCGGCCGATGTTGTCGCCGGCCTCGCCGACGATCGACGCCCCGTTTTCCGGGTTGCTGATCCGCATGTAAGGCGCGCAGTTGCTGCCCCATCCGTGCGGCCGGAACTCGCCCGGCAGCCATTCGATGAAGTGCCGCATCTTCCAGAACAGGCTTTTCGGGTCGCCGATCTTGTCGACGTACTCTTCCTTGCGGCTGCCGAAGCCCACCACCGTGCCGGGATGGAATGACCACATCCAGATGCCGATGGCCACGCACAACCAGGACACGCCCATGTCGCGCGACTTCTCGACAACGCCGTCTTCCCGGGCACGCCACCGCGCGACCACCCATTCCACAAACTCGGCTTGGCGGTCGAACAGCACAAACGGCACCGTGGTCGGCTTGCCGATTTCGGCATTGCGGGGGTCGAACGTGCAGCCCCAGTCGTCGATGAACGCAACCGGGTGGTCCTTGTAGAACTCGCGCAGTTTCGGCGCGGTGCCCTTGTCGCGCATTTTCTTGAGCGCATCCAGGCGCTGGCGGAACTCGGCGTCGTAGTCGGGATTCTTCCAATCCCAATCCACGGCGATGGTTTCCGCCATTACAGCAGTGTCGCGCGGTACGCCTCGGCCGGCGTCATGTCCACATTCACCGTGGTCTGCTTGATCGGCCCGCCATTCGGCCCGCTGATTTCCGCCCGGTCCTTGAGCATGCCCAGGTGCCGCATGGCCAGGGTCAGCGCCGCGGTCTTGTCCCACACCTTGGCCTTACGGGTCTGGCCGACCTGCTTCCGATCGCCGCCGGTCCCGATGAATTCCTCAAGGGTTTCCAGCCCGGCGACAGCCGCCGCGGTTTCCTCGTCCCAGTCCTTGGGCGCCTTGAGGTTGCCGTCGACGTCGTAGAGCTTGCGGATGTCGAAGAACGCCAACCGTGCCACCTCCTTCAGCACCCGATCGGCCGTGATCTCTGTGCGCGCCTCACGCTTGCGGAGGGCCTCATCGATGGCCGCCTTCACGTCCGGCCTGGCCATCATCTTCGAAGCGTTCACCCGCAGCCCGAGATTGGTGCCGCGGTAGCCGGCCCGCAAGTAGGCGGCGGTCTGATCGAGGTCGACTAGGTATTCCGCGACGAACTGGCGCCGGCGGTCAGCGGCCGGGCGCGACGGACTGGTTTTTCTCTTGGCTGGCTTCTTCGCCGGCTTTGCGGCAGCCATGCATCACCCGTTCATCACCGGCGGCGCGTCGACATATTCCGGCTCGCCGCCGATCGGCACGGCGTCGATGCACGGCTCGTCCATGGCGCGGGCCAGATCCGCCGCGGCTTCCGGCGTGGTGCCGCGCACCTCGGTGGCTTGGGTGCTGCCGAAGCGTTCGGCGATGGCGCCCAGGTGCTTCACGCACAGCAGTGCGTGCTGGTGCGCGTGGCTGGCCACCTGGAAGCCACCCTTGTAGTCGGTGTCGACCTTGAAAGTGCCGGTGCCCTCGGGCCCGTCTTCGAACACGATGGTTGCGCGCGCCATGTCAGCGGCCTCCCATCGGCATGGCCGTCGGCTGCTCGCGGCTGTTGTAGCCGGCTTCGAGCTGGGCGTTGGCGTCGCCGCCGGCCGGATTGGCCTTGACCATGTCCAGGATGGCGCCCAGCGCGTCGCCGAGCTTGTCGAAGTCGGTGCCGTCCTTGCCTTCCTGCGTGCCGGTGGCCTCGTGCTCGGCCTCCTCCTGGCCGGCGTCCTCCTTGGACACGCGGTAGGTGCCGTCGGTGTAGACGTAGAGCTCGACGCAGTAGGCCAGCGTCTTGCCGCCGTCGTCACCGGCCGATTGCTCGGGCATCTGGCCCGGCGGCATGCCTTGCTGCTGCATGGGCATGTCCATGGCTACACGCTGCCGACGTAGGGCACGGCGTCGGTGTCGTCGTCGGTCGCCGACCAGGCTTCCGGCTCGGCGGCCACGCGATCGAGGAACGCATCGGCGTCGGCCTGGCTGGGGAAAGCGAACTTGGCGCCGGTGGTGGCGTTGTGCAGGTACACGGGGCTCATGGGTTGGTCCTTTCGGTGATGGTTGCAGCCGCCCAGTCCTTGCCGGCGGCCATGAGGGAGGAACCGCCAGGGGTCATTCTGTCGGCTGCTGCGGCGGTTATTTGTATGCACCGGCAGCGGTCGCGCGCCGCCGGCCCCGACTCTTCCGCTTCGGATACTGCAAAGAAAAAAGCCCGCGCGAGGCGGGCAGGTCTGCTTTCGCAGAGGAGACAACGCTGAAGTTGGTGGCGATGGGGTAGATTCCCCGGCCTCACGGTATCTAGCCGTCGCGCACAAGCTGTTACTTGATCACCACCAACACGGCTGCGGACTGCACCGGTGCAGGCCATACCGGTGGCGCCCAATCCGCATGCGTGTTCGTGCCGGTTACGCCGTCCGGCGCTGCTGGGCCGCGAGCCGCCTGATGTCGCTTTGCAGGGGCCTGCCCTCGGCCAAATTAGAAGCCCTGGGCAGTCAGGTGACACTCGTCTGCCATGGTGCGCCGCTCTCATCTGCGTCAGGAGGTCGCTCGTCCTGCGGCAGTTCCAGCCCGCGGCGGCCAGAAACGAAAAAGCCCCGGCGTTTGCCAGGGCTTTGAATGCTATGGGCGCGCGAGGTCCCACATGGGCCGCGATGATGAACCGGTTTTATCGGGTTGTCAAGCGGCGGTCAGAACGTGGTCGGCTGGGCAATCGACCGCGTGAGCCACATGAACCCGGTCTGCAGTTCGGTCGCGCCGATGCTGACGGCCCGCTGGTCGAGGGTTTTTCCGTCCGGCGTGGCGCCAGGCGCGGTCGGGCCCATCATGCGCAAGCGCGCCACCATTTCGCCGCAGGCCTCGGCCAAGGCTTTGACCTCGTTCATCAGCATGGCTTCGTGTTCGTTCAGTTGCCGGTAGCCGGTGATCTTCGGCTGGGTGAAGGTGTCCATCATGTTCTCCTGCCGCGTCAAGGGTGCGGCTTACCCGAAATGGTTCAAATCTCCACCGCCGGCGGATAATACCGCACCCGGATCTCGCCGTCCTTGTCCGGCGCCGGCCACACATAGCCGACGCCATCAATGGCGATTGAATAGCTCACCGGAATGCCGCGCACGCCCCGGTTTTCTCGGCGAAGCTCATCCATGCGCTGCTGGTCGATCTGCTGCATGCGGATGATCATGTGCGAGTGCAGGATGATCCAGGCGGCGCAGTCGATCATCCCAAACGGCGGCATCTTGAACGTGTCCTTGCCGGCGCGGAGCTTCATCCTTCTCTCCCCACCGGCACGCCCCGCCGCCGCAACCCTTCGCCGACATGCAGCTTGCCGTCGGCCAGCGCCTTGTCCTGGTCGATGCGCTTGAACGTGTAGACGTTGGCCTGCCCGTAGTGCACGAAGATCGCCGACTGCTCGTGCAGCGGTAGCTCCGGAATCACGGCCTCGACGTGCTTCACGATCGCCAGGATGCTGCGGTCGTACATGTCATCGAAGGTGCTCGAGACTGTCCCGCTGGTGATGCCCGGCGTCGCGCCCAGGTAGCCGCGGGCGCCGCGGTCCTGGCTTTGCGCATACGCCCACTCGTCGAGGTAGTACTCGACGCGGGCAATGTCGATGAGCTCGTCGGTCACGTCGGTTCGGGCCTCGGCTCGAAGCACGGGCACCCGGGCCCGGAATGCGGGAACGGCACCCGGCTGACAGGCTTGCCGATGTTGTTCGCCGGCAGGCAGTACGCGCGCCACTGGTCGGCGCGGGAGTTCGAGCAAAGCAGGCATCCGAGTCGGTCCTCATGCAAAGCGGCCACGGCCGCGAACGGGTCGCGCGCGAAACGGCGCTCGATGGTGTGGGTCATACCTGCCAGTCCCGCCGAGACATCATCCGCATGGCAAAGTCGCCGGCGGATATGTCGGTGATAGGATCGTCGCCGCTGATAACGCCGGTGATCGGAATTGCTGGCTTGATGCCTTTCTTGGCCATCATGGCACCCATGGCCTCGATGATTGCCTCCAACTGGCGCCCTCGCACCTTGAGGTAGTCGATGTCGGCCTTGCGGCGCTGGTAGCTGGTCGTCATGACTTGGCCTTCGCGTTTTCCCACGTTGCCCGATAGGCTTTGTATTCCGCCATGAACTCGGGCTCGAACGAAGAGCGCCACCCGCAATAGCAGGTGAACTGCTCTCCGTCGAATTTGGAGCGGAGAGCGGTGCCGCATTGGTCGCCACCACAGAACGGCGCATAGCCCGGCCGCGACATCAAGTTCTCGCGCACGATGCTCATGCCGTCACCACCGGCTGCTGGCCCAGCACCTTCTCCTCGATCGCGTCGTCGGTCGCTGGTGGGTCGATCTTGATCAGCATGCCGGGCGTGCCAGCCATGTGGCGCCCGTCGCCGGTCGGCTCGTCGCTGGTAACCAGGTCGATGACCTGCACGGTCATGCACAAGTCGCACAGGTGTGTGATGCGGCGGAAGATGTCGCCCACCCTCCAGGGCACCCCGGTCCCCGGCAGGTAGGTCCGGCAGCACGGCGTCGGCCGGACGATCATCACGAGGTCACCCTTGGCGATCGGTTTGTTGGAGCTCATTTCCCAGGCACCTCCCAAGTGTCCACACCAAACCGCGACATCCACATGCGCTCACCCACAATCTCCACGGCGCGCCTGGCATCTGCGCCGGCCAGCATCGCGCCCAGTGCGCACTCGTGGCCACCGCCATCGGCAAACGGCACGCTTTCGATTTGTTCGAGCATGAGGTAGCCACTGATGCGATAGACCTTTGCGTCCAGCGTCACCAGCACACCATGCGAATTGCTCTTCTCGGCCTCTGGGAGATATGGCTTGTCGATGCCCGTGCGCGCCCAGTGCAGGATCGACAGGCATATCCCGGCGGTACCGGCGAGCGCAAATGCACCCATCGGCCAGCCGTTGGCGAACACAGTCGCAGCATCCGGCTTTGGCGGAAATAACTTGGTCGTCTCGTTGACGATATAGCCGCTCCAGCTTCCGCGATCTACCGCCAGCGTCTTGCCATCGAATGCGATAGTGGTCATGTCGGCTCCTTCGAGTCGGCTGCGATGGCCGCATCGAGGATCTCGCGCAGCTTTAGGCCCATGGCGCCGCTGACGATGTAGACGTAGCAGGTCTTGGCCTCGCCATCGACGATCACCTCGCCCATCCTCGGGTGGGCCTCCAGCCAGTCGAGGCGCGCTTTGTCGTCGGCCATCTGGCGGCGGTAGTTGATCATCGACTTGATCAGGTTGCGCACCTTCTGCGCGTAATCGACCTCGTGGCGGACCTCGTCATCGCCACACAGGGCCAGCACATTCATCACGGCCTGTTGTGTGGCCAGCTGGGCCTCCAATTGCCGCGCCAACGGCGCAAGTTCTTGGTGCACAGCCTCGAAGTACCGCAACGACGCGCGCTCACTTTCGCCGGGAAATCTCGCCATGCATTCGGCAATGCACGCCTCTACGCGAGGAGATTCGGTCGCGCCGCTCATGCTGCCCTCGCCCATTCCTCAGCCCGCTCCACCCTGGCGCCGTCGCGCTCCTGCAGGTGCCAGTCGCCAATCAGCAGCGCCTCGGCCCGGTTGTGATCCTTCTTCCGCGCCAGCAGCTTGTCGGCCGCCGGGTACAGTCGTGCCGCCACCTCGCGGCTCGCGTCCTTGTCGCGGCCCAGCGCGTAGCGCTTTTTCCACTTCCCGGGCTCGACCATCGTCACCGGACAGGCCCGGCAGATCAGCGCGGCTCGAATTGCGCCGACGGTATCGAACTGGCTGGCGATCGTCTGCGCCGGCAGGGTCGGCATGGGGATGGGCCGCTCCATGGCCGCTAGGACCTGGCCATGCGCGGCGAACTCGAAGCGCTGCGACCAGTCGCGTAGCGCAAGCACCAGGGCGGCCACGTCGACCCAGTTGCGCATCGAGCCCGAGGCGTGGCCGTTGTCGCACACCGGAATGTCCATGATGTCCAGCAGGCCGCGCGCGCTGCAAATCGCTGCTACCGCACCGGTCAATCCCGGGTCCACGCCAAGCACAATCATGCCGCACCTCCCTTATAACCATTCGCATTGTTTTCATGCCGCTCTTGTTCCGTGCCGTTGTTAGCACTCGTTATGCGTTGCACTGCATCAATCACGCCGCGCCCATTCCGCCCACTCGCTGAACTCCCGACACCCTGCCGAGCAATAGCCGCCATCCTCTCGTCGGCAATCGTCGCAGCTTGAGATTCGGACAGCACCGGGTTGTCGTCCTTGATGCCCATCACGGCGAGGATCTTCGCGTGGACTTCGAACCAGTCGCCCGGAGCTGTCAACACGATCGAGCCCTGCGGGATGGTCACTCGGAATTTGCATGGCATGGCATCAAACGCGCGCACGCGAAGCCAACTCGGCCTCGGCTGCTTTCATCGCCGCCAGGTCGTCGGCATCCGGCACATAGCCGGCCACCGGCGTGCGCTTGAACTTCGCGCCCACCGCGTTGATGCGCGCCCACATAGCCTGCCGCTCCTCCGGCGTGAACGTGCGCTTGGGCTCCTGGCCGGCATCGGGCGCGATGTGACCGGCCACCGGTGCCGGCGCCGGAATCGGCTTGCGGTTCAGCCAGGCGCGGTCGAGGGCGTCGGTCCAGCGGCCGCGGATGTCGCGATACAAATGCGTCTTGAGGTCGTGATAGCCGATCTCCCGGGCCGCCCAAAACACGCTGCAATCGCTCCAGCCATCGAGCCGGCCGATAAGCCTGCAAGCCTCGGCGTGCGCTGCCTGCGGGTCCGGCTTGGGCCGGCACAGGTTCAGGAACTCCGGCAGGGTTGGCGGCCACTCGCGGGTTTTGAGGCTGGCAATGCCGCGGCGGATCTCGTCAACGCTGTAGGCGGCGATTTCCTCGGACCAGATCGCCTTGACCTCGGCGACGTCGCAGCCCTTCCAGGCATCGGCAAACCGGGTGCCGTAGTAGCCGATCATGCGGGCGAAGATCCGCTCAATCCACCCGCTCGGTAACGTCGGTGATGTCTCGCTCGGTCCGTTGTTCCGGTGCGCTGGGCGTGGTGAAAGCTCGGATGGTTTCGGCGCGCTCATCGTGGATGCTCCTGCGGGTTTGCTGTGTGGACAGGCGTTTGAGGATGGTGTCGAGGTAACCGGGCGCGGCCGGCGGCTCGCCCTTGAGCGTGCGCTCGGCCTCGGCGTAGGCCGCGTCGAGCTGGGACCAGGTAACGCCCTCGGTCAGCCAGCGGTTGAGCAGGATGCGGTTCGGGGCGTAGGCCAGGCGTTGCGGCTGCATACCCCGTCGCGTCAGGTAGTTCGACAGGTCGGCGATGCTGGCCGGCTCGTCGGGTAGCGGCGGCAATGGGTTGCCCTCCCCATCCGTAGTACTCGGTGGTGGTATTCCCCCACTGGTTTTTATATTGGGTATGGAGTTGGGTATGGTGGTGGTTCTGGTAGCCGTTGCAGGCGTTGCAGGTGCCGTAACAGGTGGCGTTGCAGGTAACGGCAGGCCGTCGTCACCTGTTACGTTGCAGTGCCGTTGCACAAGCGCTCGCAGATCGGCCATCTTGATGTTCCAATCTGCCGAAATACCGACGGCGTGCAGTTGCGCAAACAGACCGGCGCGCTCCTCGCGGTGCCGTTGCATCCGCATAGACTCGTTGGTCTTTTTGACCTCACGTTCGGGCTCGCCGGCCAGGTATGCCGCGATTTCCTCATCGGCGCGCTTTTGGTGCCAGCCGTCGGATTCCATGACAAAGAACTCCGCCAGCACGGAATCCACCGCGGCTCGTTCCTCCTTGGTCCTGGCGCCCACAAGGCGGGCCGTCTGGTCGGATGGGATTGCCCCCTCGCGCGTGTAGTACACGTCCAGCAGGCGCGCGTAGGCGCCGTGCTCAAGCAAAGACAGGTGGCTTGTGTCTTTGAGATAGTCGCCGATGTGGCGCGGGTAGTGATTCACACCAACTCCTTGATCGCCGCCACCGTCTCCGCATCCAACCTGAACCCGGTATCGGTTTCCTTGTTGATCAGCACCAGCCCATCGTCGACCGGATACAGCCGCCAGTCAGGCGTGACCACCGGACCCGACGAGCGCACCACCCTGGCCGCAGGCTTCACCGCGGGCGCCGGCTTCTGCTCCACAATCCGCTGCTCTGGAAACGCATCGCCCACCGGCGCGTTCTCCGGCCCGTAGTACCGGTAATACGAACTCCCATCCGGCCGACACCGGCTGATATGCCCGCCTTTCGTCAGTCGCAGGAGGTAGCCGGCCATGCGCGTCGTGTTCTCGACCAGCGGCGCGTATTCCATGAGGTCGCCGATTTGCAGGCCGGGATGCTCGAGCACTGCGGCGAGTGCCTGGGCGATGGCGGGGGCGTTGGTCATGCGGCCTCGGCGAACGCGAACAAATCCGGCATCGCCACTTCGCGCTCGATGGCGCGCAGGTAGCGCAGGCCGTCACGGTAATAGGCCGGATTCAGTTCCACCGCCCGGCCCCTGCGCCCCAGCTTGATCGCCCGGTATGGCACGGTGAACAACCCGCCAAACGGATCGAACACCAGGTCGCCTTTGTTGCTGTAGCGCGTGATAATCCGGTCCACAATGTCAAATTGGAGCGGGCAAATGTGCTTCTCTTCGTTGCGCTTCGACTGCTCGCTGTTGAGGGTCAGCATACGGTTCACGTCATGCCAGACATCCGGATCGAAACTGCCCGGAGTCATGCACGCAAAGGTCGAGGGCAACGCGCCCTTCTCGTCCAGGGCCTCGGCCAGCTTCACATGCTGCTCGTAGTCGTAGACCGTTTCAAGCGAGTACTGCGCGAACACCTTGCCCAGCGTGTCCGGGCCGAAACCGGCCAGTTCATCGGCCGTGAGGTGTCGATTGCCAGATGATCGCCAGAACGCGCCGGCATCGATCTGCCACCGCCCGCGGGTGTAGTCCGCCTTGGTCTTGACTACCGGCACATCGGCATAGGCCCGGCTGGTATCAGTCGGCAGCTTGCGGAACAGCAGGATGTATTCCGGACTGCCAACGCCCATCTTCGAGCCGTCCTTGCACTGCTCCGACCAGCCCAGGCGGTACGTCTGGTTGTTCTCCCGCACCACGTCGGTGACGACCGTAATCATCCCCATGTACCGGAAGCCGTGCTTGCGGTAGTGCACGATGCAATCCGAATGAAACGGGTCCACCGTCGGCATGCCGTCGCCGGTCACGTTGCCGAACCGGATCCGGTCCTTGACGTGAATCGCCGCCACACGGCCCGGTCGCAAAATGCGCAGTAGTTCCGGCGTCAGGTAGTCCATCTGGCGGAAGAACGCCGCGTTGTCCTCGTTGTGCCCAAAGTCGTTGTAGCTCGCCGAGTACTCGTAGTGATTGCCGAACGGAATCGACGTGTGGATCAGATCCACGCTGTCATCCGCCATCAGCCGGCACTCGGCCACGCAATCATTGTTGGCGACCAGATAGTGCTCGCCCTTGGATTCCACCCTGGCCAGCCCGATCGTGCGCGCCAACTGCTGTTCGAGCCCAGTGGTAGACAGCCCGTGTTCACGGATGATTTCGCCCATCCTGATCCGCAACTTCGTGTCCTCATCCCACTTCGCCTGCAGCGCCGTCAGAATCTCGCGCTCAGTCTCCGTGTAGATGATGTCGATGCGCACCGGATGCGCCTGGCCGAAGCGCTGAATGCGGTAGCAGGCTTGAATGAAATCGTTAAATTTGTAGCCGATGCCAACGAAGATCGCCCGATGGCAATGCCTTTGAAAATTGCACCCCGACCCTGCAATTTCGGGCTTTGTGGAGAGATACTTGAACCCGCCATCGCTGAACTCGATGATGCGCGCCTCGCGCTCGTCCAAGTCCTGCGACCCGTAGACGCTCACCGCCTCGGGCAACGCTGCCTTGATGGCGTGCCGTTCGGCTTCCAGGTCGTGCCAGAGGATGAAATGATCGTCAGGCGACTCGGCGATGATGGCGCAGGCCTGCGCCACCCGCTCCGCAATGCTGTCCCGCTTCTCGGCCGCCGCATCCTTCAATCCGATGGCTGAATCGCGGATCAACTGGCCCTGGCCGTCGCGATCCACGCCACCCTGCAGGTCTTTCACCTTGACCTCGTGATACCGGACATCCAGCGGCGGCATCACATATCCGTCATCGCTGTAGCCCAGGTCCGATGGTGTCTGCACGAACATCGCCCACGAGTGCAGCCACACGAAGAATTCGCGCTCCATGTGGGGATACAACGTCAGGTTGTTCGCCTGCGTGCTGTCACGCTGAAAGAACCGTGTCAGCGCCTGCCCTGTATCCATGATGCCCAGAAATCCGGCGTAGTGGATCAGTTCCTTGTAGCGATTCGGTGACGGCGTCGCGGTCGCCACGAACTTGAACCGGATGTCGCCAAACAGCGACAGAAACTCCTGATAGGTCTTGCTCCCGTATGAGCGAAGCACGCTCGCCTCGTCCAAGCTCACGCCATCAAACAGGTTCACGTCGAGCTTGCCGTCGCGCACCGACTCGTAGTTGGTCAGATAGAACCCCAGGTCGACCACCTCATCCGACCTGCGCACGAAATGAACGTCCAGCCCGAACATCACTTTGGCATCGCGCGTGAACTCCTGCCGTACGCCGAGCGGCGCGATGATCAAATACCGCCCGGGCTCGCGTTTGTGCAGCAGCCGCAGGGTTTCGATCTGCATCGCGGTCTTGCCTAACCCGAATGCGGCGAAGATTGCGCGCTTGCCGCCCTTCACCGCCCAACGCACGATGTCGCGCTGATGCGGAAACAGGCAAGGTGTGATTTCATCGTCGGCCACATCGAACCCGTGCGCCGTCGAAAACTTGAACTTGGATTGCAAGAACTCGTTGTAATCCACTAAACTTTCATCAGCCATTGCGACTCCTGTCAGTTGCTACGGTTAGAGGCCCGGAGTTACAGCTCCGGGTTTCGTTTTTGGCGCTCATGCCCCGACAAATCGCCCTCACCCGCTCCACCCCCATCCCGGCCGCTCGCGCAATCGCCTCGACCGACTGCCCGGCCGCGTAGCATTCGAGGATCCGGCGCACGATCGGATCGGTTGCGGCCGCGATGCGCTTTTGGATGGCGGCGACATCGCGCGTATTGCGGCGCATCTGCATCAGGCGCTCCGTGTAGCTGATTCCGGCGGGCGGGTTGAGTGGGATGTAGGCAAGCGTCTCGCCCTCGTCGTTCTGCATGGCGTGGATTCGCCCAGGCAGCGCGGCCATGCTCGCCGGGATGCGCAAGTCAAACATCGTCGCCCCCGCCCGGCATCACCGCGGCGCACGCCTCGACTACGATCCAGCCGCACACCAGCGCGACGCCGAGAATCACGAGACCGAACACGGCGGCGCCACTCATCGCGCAATCCACCAAGGCACGGTAAGCCCGGCCAGAATCCATAGCGCAAATATGGCTGCGGTCATGTCCCTATTCCCTCTCCATACCGGCAATGAACTGCAATCGCTTGGCATGTACCGTGGCAAGCATGTCCACGCCATGCACACGCACCATGACCAACTCGCGAACCCATTCCTGCAGCGACATCCCGGCCTCATGCGCGAGCCGCTCGGCACCCTCATGCGTGACCTCGGGCAGCTTGAAACCCTTGACCTCGGCGGTGAACTTGCCGAGCGGGTTGCTGTGGCCGGTGCGCGAGGCCAGCACCTGGTCGTCGGTCGGCATGCTGGGTTGGCGGGTGGCTGGAGAGGTGGGCATTAGGCGGGCGCCCCTTCGACAGGCGCCGGATGCTCTGCCGTGACCAGTTCGGGCCAGATGCGCGCCCAGTCGTTCGGTCGCAACCGTTTTCGGCTCACCCCGGTTGCCAACTCAATCGCCGCGCAGTGGTCTGCCGGCACGTTTTTCCGTGCCCGCCAATTGCTCACAACCGACTGACCAACCTCAATGGCTTCCGCCAATTTGTTGACCCCGCCGGCCCGTTCGATTGCTTCGTCCAATGCGTTCATGGGTCCATTACATCACAAACGTTATTTTCGTGTCAACACCAATGTTATTTCTGTTAAGCAGACAATCACACTAGAGCGCGACTTTTACAACACAAAATGACGCGCGTCGTCATGGCACTGGCACTCCTGGCCTTGCCTAGTTACGCTTTGCCACGCTCCCCCTCGGTTCGCGCCGAGTTCCAACGCGCACACCCCTGTCCTTCAACTGGCCAACGCCGCGGGCCTTGCCCTGGCCATGTTGTCGACCATGTTCACCCGCTCTGTGCCGGCGGCGCCGACCGGCCAGCCAATATGCAGTGGCAATCCATCGAGGCCGCCAAAGCAAAGGATCGCCAGGAGCGCGCCCAGTGTGCGCGCAAGCGCTAACCCTGCGCCGGTTCGGACGCGCTGCGCGCGCCGCACATCTCCGCGTTAGAGGCTTCGCCGTGAAAGACGAACACGACACCTTCGCCGCCGGGTTTCACGAACTGCCACCCGTGCGCAAACTCAAGCGCATGTCGTTTTCCGAACTCGCCATTGAGTTGCAGGAGCACGCGCCGGGGTCGGCCGCGTACCTCGTTGTCCAGCGCGAAATGGGCCTAAAGGCCAACCCGTCACTTTGGGCCAAGCCATGGTTTGTATGGCTCGCCGGCCTTACGTCTGGCGTCATTGGCACGGCGCTTGTGGCATGGCTAAAACACGCCTTTTTTCCATAGCGACACAAGAACGTCGCCAATTATTGACGCAACCCACGCGCACATCCAGCCATTCCAAAACCCGCTGGCCCATGCCCGTTTCTTCTCAATAAGACCAAAGTCCATGCCGTCCACCTCTAACCTTGCGTCCGAGAGGGACGGGCCAAAGGCCCGCCCCTCAACTCCACGTTGGCCCATTCAATGACAGAGCAAGTCGCGCTATCACTGGCTGCCGCCACAATTGGCTTTGTTTCCGCCATGTTTTTTTGCATCGGCGGAATGATCAATTCGGTTGAAAAAATCACCTTGCAGTCCACGCAATTTTGGGACTTCAGCGAACCCGTGGCCCGCGCATTAGCTTCTCAACGAGCACAATACGTAACTGGCGGGCTGCTTCTTCTAGCCGCGTTTGTTCTTCAAGTGTTGGCAGCTGTAGCGTCTTCAACCAATCCCGCAAGCCTTCCTCAATTTCTGAGCACCTGGCCGCGTCTCGTGCTTGCTGTTCTTGCCCCCACTGCGCTTGTTGGCTGGCTTTTGTGCCGCGCGATCGACCGACGCACCATAGCCCAAGTGCTAGCGCGACAATCAGCGCTCCTATCACCATCAAAACCGTAGCGTTCATGGGCCAACCCGTCACTCAAGCGGGACGGCCTTACGGCCGCCCCTTAGTTCTGCGTTAGCGGTCGCATGAACCAGCTTCCATTTCGCCAACAACTCGAAAAGCACAACCGGCCGGAAGAAGTTCGCCAGCGCCTTGCTGCCGGAGAGTACGGACAGCCCCATGCTGGAATTGCTCAAGAGTACCTCGACTCAATCGACCGCAAAGAGTCCGCTTTGGTCGCCGCGCGCGCCGAAGATCGTGAAATTGCCATGCTTGATACCGCCAAATTCACGGCTGAAAGCGCGTCTGCCGCAGCGGTCGCGGCGCGGTCTGCCGCTCGATGGGCCATGTGGGCCGCAATAATTGCCGTCGCTGCCATCGTAATTGCCAGCAAAGACCAAATACTTGCGCTCATCTTCGGCAACCCCTAACTCTGCGTCCGAGGCGACCGCGCAAAAGCGCGTCGCCTCAACTCCACGTTGGGAAATCCGTTCGTCACTTGCAAAGGAAAAGCCATGCTACCCGGCGACTACCTAACCGTCCAAATTGTCGCCTTAAACATACTGGTCGAAGCCCTTATCGCCCATCACCCGAATCGCGAAGCAGTGCGCGCGACAGTCGACCAGTTGTTCGGCCAACTGCAAGCAAGCGGCCTTGCAAGCGGCGTCGCTTCGCCAGAATCACTCGCTGTCGTGCGCGAAACAATTGAACGGGTTTTCGCGCCGCCATGAGCATCTGAAACCAGCGCGCAGGTTCAATCGTGAATTGCCCGTTCATCGCTTACCTTTCCCAACCTGGCGTTCGTGCGGACGCCGTTCGGCGCCGCACAACTCTGCGTTAGAAATCAAATTGCCCATGAACGAGCAAGACCAAATGTCCGCATTCATTCTCGCCCGCTTGCGACTGATCGAGGCCGCGCTTGCAGCACTCATGAATCGCGCCGAACATCGCGAGGAAGCCCGAGAGCTCGTTGAAAAAGTGCTTGAAATTTACGCACGACGGGCGCTGTTTGAGCCTGTGCCGGATGATGAGGCGGCAATTGCGCTCCGCGGTTATCGCGAATCGTTTCGCGCAATATTTGGCGAGTACCCGCCAGAGAAATAGGCGCGGTTTTCGCTGCCAGCAATATCCGCTCAGTGCCTTCGTTGATCATGATTCCTAACCCTGCGTTCGAGCGGACTCGCTGTGCTCGCCGCTCAACTCCACGTTGGGGGCTCTAGAAAATGTCTCCCGAAGAAGAAGCATTCGAGCAAGGGTTCCACGGCCTTCCGAGCCCGAAAGAACGTGCTCGCATGTCGGCAGAGCGCTTAGCGATCCTACTGTGCGAGCAAA